GTGTATCAAGAAAATGAGGCTCTTGAGGCATTCAATCAATGGGGTAGCGGGTATTGAATTTATTGAGGCTGTGGATATTGAGTTGTATGACAAGACGAAGGTTATGAATATTATGGGGGATTATACAGATGTCAGGAACACAGCTTTGAGACGGGCTGATTCTGGAGCTCCTCAGATGGTTGGGGTCTCTATCACAATGGCGTTGCCGAAAAAGAAGGAGATTATTCATGGCGATAATAGTGAACGTAGGGAAGTACAACATGACTCCGATTCAATTGGAGAGTCTGAGGAGTAATTTGTTCCTTGGGGAAGATGATGAAGAGGCTTTGGACTCTTTAGAGCCTTATCAGTTTTTCAATATTCCTGAGTTCGGTATTAAGTATGTGGAGTATGTGAAGCAGCTCAGGAATCTTTATGTGAATCCTGAGAAGGACTTATTGGCTAGTCCAGAGGAATGGAGTAAGATTGCTCTTGATGTTCCTGTTGAGGAGCAGAAGGACGAGTTTACTGTATTAGCGTCAGGGAGGCATGTGGTCCGGATTAACTTACATATGAGTTCTACTTGTAGTGCATGGCTGCAGGGACTGATTGCTAGGTTCCCCGGTATGTATCCGGGTCAACCGGACAGGTGGAATCTGAGTACGGTAGTGGTTCCTGTTTTGATGGATATTATGAAGGATGATCATGATAGACATCGGGATATGGGTACGACACGGGGCAAAGACTCTGTTGTCTCAATGAGGCCGTAATGGCTAGAGGAATAACACTTGACTTCGATTTCTCGACTGCACCTGTCTTATCGGAGTTCTTTATGTCTGACGAGTTTGTCAGGATTGTGGTCGGGCCTGTAGGTTCGGCTAAGACTACTGCGTTTTGTTGTGAGGTCATGAGAAGGGCTATGCAGCAGAAGCCTTCTCCTATAGATAATGTGAGGTACTTCAAAGCGGCTATTTGTCGTAACACGATGCCGGAGTTATGGCGTACTACGATTGAAACTTGGACTGCCGTTTTCAGGGAGGACCAATGTGGCCCGATGAGGCGGTCTGCTCCTGTCCATCATCACATCAAGGTTCCTCCCAACACAGCGACAGGGGAGCCCGGTCTTGACCTTCTGGTGGACTTTTTCGCCATGGATAAGCCAGATAATGTCCGGGCTCTTCTGTCTTATGAAGGCACATTGATTTGGTTTAATGAGATTCGGGAGATTCCCCGTAATATTGTGAAGGCAGCAACGGACAGGGCTGGGCGGTATCCTTCCATAGCGAAGAACAGTGTCATGCCGACATGGTTCGGGGTTATGGGGGATACTAATCCTCCTGATGAGGAACATTGGATATATGAGTTCTACACTGACCCCCCTGAGAACTACAAGGTCTTCAAGCAGCCCCCGGGTGTCTTCGAGGCAAAGGAAGTGGATAAAGGAGATGGAGATATCTCTTGGGCTTCCATTGACCCTAGGGCTCCCTTTCTCTCTACTGCAGACCCTGAGCGGATGCAACTCGGCGGGGGTAAGATGTGGATTGCAAACCCTGACGCTGAGAACTTATACAATCTCCCGGTATTCAAAGGGAGGGAGGACTATCTTTCCAAAGACGGATACTATCTGTTTCGAGTCTCTGGAAAAGACTACGATTGGATACGAGGTTATTACCAAGGTGACTTTGGACCTGTGTTCGATGGTAAGCCCGTCATACCGGAGTTTAATCGAGACATTATGGTTTCAGACCAGATACAAGTCCTTGATGGGGTTCCGTTGGGTGGAGGGTTCGATATTGGAGGTGGAACTCTTAACTCCGCTGCGGTGTTTGGTCAAAAGCACCCCAGAGGACCTTATCTTATCCATGCTGAAGTAAATCCTGATGAGGAAGGTATAGGGCTTGTCAGGTTCGGGGAGGAGGTTAATTACATTATTTCAGACAATTTCCCCGGTGTTGATACAAAATTAGGTAGGTTTTGGGGTGACCCTGCGGGGAGGACTCGTGACCCTCTTTTCGAGGTAACAGTGTTTGACCACCTACATATGCTCGGTCTTCCAGTGTTTGAGGCTCCGTCTAATAATCCTCAGCTTCGTGTTGAGGCGATTAAATCACCTATGGGGAGAATGGTAGATGGTCAGCCCGGGATTATTATTCATCCACGCTGTAAGAATCTCATCAAAGGGTTGCTCGGGGGCTGGAGTTATCGCAGAACCCAGACTTCATCATCTGAGCGCTATCGAAATGTCCCAGACAAGAGTCGGTACTCTCATGTATGTGATGCTCTTGGGTACTATCTGCTTGGGTGCGGGGAGGGTAATGCTTTGAGGGGGAGAAAGACTGTTACGGAAGGCGGGAATTATATGGCAAAAGGTATGAGTCCGAATATATTAGGTTGACATATAAGATTTCAGGAGATATGATTATGCCGGAATATACAGTTAGGCGGGTCAATACAGAGGATTTCGATTATGAAGGGATACACGAAGAACTCTGTATTATCGCAGAAAACTATGTTGCGGAATCAGGGTTGTCTATCATATTCGACCGTTTCAAGTCTTCAGCGAATATTCGAAATCTCGTTGAGTCTTCTGATTGCATTTTTCTTGCTCTTTTTAGCGGTGTGCGTGTTGTAGGAGTATCAGTTCTTATGTTCGAGGCTCTTTGGTCAAAGGAAGAGTTCTGTATGATGTATATATTTTACATAGACCCATCTTTCAGAAATCATTTAGCGGCTAATAGGTTGATTAAATCGACACTCCGGTTCGCTAAGAGCCGTAATGCTACTCACATTTTTGCTAACACAATGGTTAGAATGGGGGAGAGGGCGACTATAAGTTATGAAGCCATGCTTAAACTTAACGGATTTAGTCCACTTTCTCCTGTATATGTAAAGGATATTTGATATGGGCGGTTTATTTGGTAAAGCTCCGGATATGAGTGCACAGAAAAAGCGTATTCGGGAGCAGCAGAAGTTAGCGAATGAGCAGAAGATGGTTCTTCGTAGAAAGGCATCTAAGGAGAAGCAGATTGAGGGGGCCCGCACTAATGCAATTTTAGCGCAGAAAGAGGGGCCGGGACTTGGTTCGGGCGGTTTTCGAGGGGTTTCTACTACTTTAGGTGGTCAATAGTGGCTAGGTTTAAGGAGCGGGATTTAATTATTCGTATCGGTCATGCGTGGGATGATACGAGGAACTGGCGGTCCCTTCTCGATGACGCATACAAGTTAGCTTCTCCGGGCAGGAATCTTTTCAGCGGGGGGCGTACTCGGGGGAATCAACCGGGGAATGAGATATTCGACGAGACACTCATTACGTCTTTGACTCGTTTTGTTAATCGTATTCAATCAGAGTTGTTTCCTTCGTTCGAGAATTGGGCTAAATTTGAGGCGGGAGAGACAATCAAAGGCATGGACGAGCAACAGGCTATGGAGGTTGAGATTGTCGCAGCTGCTGCGACAGATGTCTGTTTCGCCTCTATTCGTTCTTCTAATTTTACTCAAGCGCTCACTGAGATGTTATATGATATAGGTTTTGGCACGGGGGTCATGATGGTTAATGCTAATCCTGTCGGCTCTAAGACTCTTCTTAATTGTGTCGCAGTTAATGCAGGAGAGATGGCATTTGACGCAGGACCTGAAGGAGTTATTTGGGGGGTGTTCAGGAAGCATAAGATGAGACCTCACCTTGTACTGCGGACATGGCCTGACGCTGTGATGCCGAAGGGGTGGGCTAAGTATGCAGAAGAGTCTCTTATTACGACAGAGACTGTAGAGCTTAACGAGGCCATGTATTATGACCCTGACGAAGATAAGTGGTGGTTTGATGTTCTTCTTGGTAAGCAGAGTGGTAGCAGGTTTGCGGGAGATATTCGTATTGTTGAGCGGGACTTCAAGCGGTCTCTCTGGCTTGTTCCTCGTTGGAGTCGAAGGACAGGCGAGACTCGCGGGAGAGGACCAGTTCTGGAGGCGCTTCCAGCAGCGAGAGTACTTAACAAAGTTAAAGAGCTTCTTCTTACAAATGCTTCTATGCAGATTCATCCAGTGCTTACATACCTTGATGATAATGTGTTTAATCCGGGGAACTTTAATCTTAGTCCCGGTTCTCTTACTGCTGTAGCTAATAACGCAGGACATCGGGGACCTACTCTTCAAAAGTTGGATTTAGGAGGGGATCTTCAGCTCACACAGTTTATATTTGAAGAGCAGCGTATGGCTATCAAGAAGATTATGCTTGATGACCAGTTGCCTCCGGAGCAAGGTTCTGTCAGGTCTGCTACAGAGTGGACGGCTAGACAGAAGGAGTTGTTTCAGACAATAGGACCTCCTTTTGCTCGGCTCTTTTCAGAGTTTACCAAACCTTTCATGCAGCTCGTTCTTGATATTCATATTGAAGCTGGACAGATTCCACCTATAGAGATTGATGGGAAGGTGTTTTCTCTAAGGGCTACTTCTAATCTCGCTCAAGGCGAGAATATAAATGATGTTAATGCTATGGCTCAACTGGTAGAAATGACTGCTATTCTTGGTGAGGATGTTCAGAGAGTTGCGGTAGATTTACACGCGATACCTTCTTTCTATGGAGAGCGTATGGGTCTGCCATCTAAGTTTTTTCCTGATTCTGAGCAGAGGGCGGCTTCTCTTCAGAAGCAGGAACAGCAGCAACAGGAAGCAGTACAGCAGGAGCAGGATAACGCTCTTGAGATGGAAGACACAAAGCAGGTTGGCAAGAATGGAGCGGTAGCTAATGTCTGATATGGATACGATGGTTATGAAGACGGGGTGGGCAGGTCTTGAAGAGGCTCCTCCAAATTTAAGTACAGAGGCGGGTATTGCTCAGGAAAAGCGCATTATGGCAATGTCTCATAAATTCGAGGATACGTTTACAAAAGGTTCAGGACCTGATGTTCTGGATGCTTTGCGTAGGCATGCTTTTGGGGTTCCTAGATTTGAGATTAGCAGTGACAATATGATTCCTATTTCGCTTGTGCGGGGTGGGTTGCAAGAGATGGTGGAGTTTATTGATAATCAGATTTTGATATCGCAGAAAGGAGTATATAATGTTTAAGCCTGAAGAAGAGAAAGTGAAAGAAAGTATTCCAGACTCAAAGACTTCGCAGGAGGCATGGGACGGTCTTCATGAAGATTCTGTAAAGCGTAAGAGGAAAAACAAAAAGAAAGAGCAATCATCAAACGCAGTTCCTTATATATATGAGCATCAGCATCCAGATAAAGACGGTAATCTTGCTTGGGTTAGGTTGACTAAGAAAGATTTGAGTTACCATAACGACCCTTTTGTGTCTAATATCATGGGGATGGGTGATGGTATGCCGGAGGCGTATCGCAAGATGGCTACTCTCAGAGCGGTTGTGAACTATATTGCTGCAGCTCAGCCTTCAATTAAAGAAGAGTTTGAGCGGTTCAAGAAACGCGGATTTATTTAGGAGAGCGGAACTATGGCAGTTGAAAATGAGTCAGATGGACAAGAATCAATTCAAGAGTCTACTATTCAAATCCCAGAAGGAGCGTCTTCTTTTTTAGATACAGAGGGTGTTTCTGCAGAGGTATCAGATAGTGACGGGGTTGTTGTAGAGAGACCTGAATACATTAACGAAGCGCATTGGGACCCAAAGATAGGAGAAGTTAGAGTAGAGGCGCTGGCTAAGTCTTTCACTGATACTAAAGCGGCTCTTGATAAGAAGAAAGATGACAGCGGTGTCCCAGAAAATGCTCTTGGATATTTTACTACAAAAGACGATGGCAGTTTGTTTACTCCAGAAGGACTTGATTTTCTCCCTGACATAGACCCATCAGATGTCGTGCTGAAGGCTGTTTCAGAGGCAGCATTGGAGAATAATGTTTCTCAGGTTCAGATGGATGCTATTGTCGGGGCGTACCTTAAAGGGCAGAATACTTATTTTAGTCAATATGAGTTTAATCCAGAGGTCGAGATGGCTAAGATTGACGCTGACCCAGTGAAGGCGGGGTATATGGTTGAGGGAGTCAGGACATATCTCTCTCAGCTTGACCTGAGTGACAGTCAGGCTTCTATGCTCAATAGCGTCATGTCTTCAGGCGATGGAGTTCTTGTTATGAGTAAGATTATGAAGTTAGCGGGGGTTAAGGCTATTCCAGTTGGGGCTCAAGTATCCACCACTCCAGATACTTCTGTTTTGAGGGAGAGATGGGACGTTCTCCGCAAAGACCCCGCTTCCAGAGACAATAATCCAGCTTTTCAAGCTGAATTTGAGCAAATAGGGTCTCAGCTTTTCGGTTGACATTAGAGTACTACAGGTATAGTATTCACTTAAATTGAATATGTCGGACATCACACGAAGCCCTGATGTCTGATTGTTAGGACCCTTCGACCCCCGGCTATCCTTCTATAGGACCCGACTTAGTCTTTGGCTATCCGCTAAACTTTGTCGGGCTTTTATAGAAAGGATAGTCATGTCTGTTAATTTAACTGACAATGCCATACTCTCATTTGGCGCAGATGTCAAAGATGCCTATCAGGCTACGGGAATTCTTCGTAAGAAGGTTCGGGTTGTCACAGGTATTACTGGCACATCTCACCGCTTCCACAAGATTGGTAAAGGTCTTGCGGTGGCACGTATTCCACAAACTGAAGTTATTCCTATGGGTATCGGTCACACGAACGCGACTGCTACTCTTGCTGATTGGCATGCTGCGGAATATACTGATCTGTTCGATGACCAGAAGGTCAATTACTCTGAAC